GTCAAAGGTTTCACCGGCAGTCAGCTGCAAATCCGCGCTAACACCAGCACCACGCCCGTGGTGATTGCAGATCCTGATGATGTTGTTAACATTTACTTAGTTATGCCCGTTCAGGTGAAGTCTTGATGCCCGAGCGATTCTGGTACGTGCTACAACCCGACGGCACGTACCAGGTCAATCTTGCCATCACTGCTACGACTTACGTCAGCAGTATGCACCTGATCGATGAAAAGCGTCAACAGTTGCTAAAGTCAATCCATGAAACTAGCGCGTCGTCACTACAAACTCAACGATGAAGTCATCAACAAGGTGCGCTTTCTCGCTGAATTTGGCGCGCCGCTAGAGCATATTGCGTCTGCTGTTGGTGTTAGTTATCCATCATTTCGTATGTGGATTGCTAATGCCAAGGGCGATAATCCTACACGGGAAGAGATAGCGCTTTTATCAGCTGTTAATGAAGGACGTGCCGCAGGTGGCCTGAGGTTAGTAAGTAAAATCGCAGAATCTGCTGATAAAGGAGAAACCAAAGACGCGCAATGGTTGCTCACACATGCACCGGCATACCGCAAACATTACAGCGATAATGCAGCCGTAACACGTGCACGCGCGGAAGGTATCGAAGCAGCTGTTGCCGCAATTGCAGAGGCTGGCTTAACACCAGATCAGGAACGTATGGTGCTATTGCGCATCCAAGCAAAAACCGGTCAGCAGTTGCTGCCAGCTGATGAGGAAAGGTAACGCAATCTTTGCACGGCTTGCGGAGCTGCAGGTTGCGGTACAAGAAGAGCAAAAGAAGCAACGCGACTACAAACCACTTGCGAATGATTTATATCGCAGTCTTACCGAGCCGCAACGCAAAGTTTGGGATGACGATAAGCGGTTCAAGCTCTTGTGCTCAGGGCGTCGATTTGGGAAGACTTACCTGTGTATTGCACGCTTGATCGCTTGGGCGATTGAAAACCCAGGCAGTTTAAGTTGGTACGTGACGCAGACTTACATCAGCGCCAAGCAAATTGCATGGCGACAGCTGAAGTCAATGCTGCCCTTGGAAATGATACTAAAAACGAACGAAACAGAGCTGTCTGTTGAATTGATTAACGGCAGCCGCATTCAGCTCAAGGGATCGGACCGGGCTGATGCGTTGCGTGGCGTCAGCTTGAGTGCACTTGTGATCGACGAGGCTGCCTATGTCAAGCAAGACGCATGGGAGATGGTGCTGCGCCCTGCATTGTCTGATCAATGCGGACCTGCGTGGTTTATCACCACACCAGCAGGATCCAGTAACTGGTTCCATGATTTATGGGAGCAAGCGCAAGACTTCGACGATTGGGCCACGTTCAGTTACACCACAATTGAAGGCGGCAATGTGCCAGAGGATGAGATTGAAGCTGCGCGACTGACGCTAGATGAACGCACCTTTCGCCAGGAATATCTCGCTAGTTTTGAAACGCTATCCGGTCGAGTGTATCCCGACTTCGGAGACGACAACATCAGCGAAGACATTAAAGACACCGGCGGTCCGATCATGTGGGGCACTGACTTCAACGTGAGCGTGCTGGCTGGTGTGCTCGGCAGCCGTGTTGGCGACACGCTGCACATCTGGGATGAAGTGTCAGTGCGTCAGACCAACACCGACGAAGTGTGCGCAATGCTCAAAGATCGCTTCAGGAATCGCAGGCTGATCGCCTTTCCTGATCCGACCGGCTCGGCACGCAAGACTTCATCCGCCGGCCGCACTGACCACGAGATCATCCGCCAGTATGGTTTCGGCTGCGTCAGCCCTAAGGCGCCGTGGGCGGTGAAGGATAAGATCAATGCCACGAACAGCATGATCCGCAATGCCAACGGCCAGATCCGACTGTTTGTTCATCCGCGCTGCAAGAACACAATTAAGGCGCTCCGCAATGTCACCTACAAGCAAGGCGCCGATGATTACGTGATCGACAAGACAGGCGGCATCGAGCACTGGAGCGATGGATTAGGCTATCTGATCATGAGCGAATTCAACCCACTGCACCTAAATGCCGGCCGCGGCACTGGAATACGCGTGTATTAGAATGGTGGCGCAGCGAGGCGGCAACCTCCTGCGCACGGCCACCTGCATCACCAGGCGACATGACCATTATGACCCAGCTGGAGCTGCTGGATCAGCAGCCCACGCAGCTTTTTTACGGACCCTTCATCAGCCGCAAGGAAGCCAAAAGACAAGGGTTAAAGCGCTATTACATTGGCCCTTGCAAACATGGGCACTGCACAGGCAGATACACATCAACGGGATCTTGCGCCACTTGCATGGCTCAGCACAGTAAAGCTTTTCTGGCTGCAAATCCTGGCAAGCAATCCGAGTACCGTCGGCGATGGCAGCAAAACAATCCTGATCTTGCGAAAGCCGCTGAATCTCGTCGCATCAGGCATCGGACAGATCAAGTTAGGCAGCGCGAATCTGAATATCGAAAACGCAATGCTGAATCGATCAGGGCTTACCGTCGGCAATGGCAGGCAAACCGAATGGCGTCTAATCCAGCATTCAAGTTGCGATCAAAGCTTGCATCACTGATTAACACTTCTATTAGAAAACAGTTTGGCGCTAAGGCTTGCAAGACCACAAGACTGATCGGCTGCACCGTTGAAGAGCTGCGCCACCATCTTGAAACCCGTTTCGCTGATGGCATGAGCTGGGACAATTACGGGCGTGATGGCTGGCACATTGACCACATCCGCCCTTGCGCAAGCTTTGATCTCACCGATCCAGAACAGCAGCGGCAGTGCTTCCACTACACCAATCTGCAGCCGCTATGGGCCGCTGATAACATCCGTAAAGGATCCAAGTGGCAGCCGCCAAAAGCACCGTGATGGAGCGGACGGATGAAAAACCGTCACACCACACGGCTGAGCAAGGCTAGGCTCCTGCATAATTATCCCAGCCACCACCCACGACTCAAACGACCTTCGACACCGCAGCCTTCACCGCCAAAGCCAACCAGCTCAACAACGAAGCCCTAATTGCTGGCTTTGTCGCGATCTATCACGTCGGCGCACAAGCTGCTATCGATGCCTATATCGACGTCTTGGTTGACCGCATCGGCTTTGACAAGACCAACGCCATCATCTTCAACCTCTGATTGCCTGGCTCCTTCGCTCTGAGCCTTCTGCCTTCGCGATCGAGGGCAACGATTAAGCCACCCTCACAACCGCCACACAACACGGCGCAGCACCATGAAAGCAGCCACCAGCAATACACTCGGACTGCAGATCGCAGCAGCGACCGGCATCCCGACCCACAACTTGGCCAGCTTCACATTGTGATTCCACTCAGACGAGATGGTCCGCTGTGATTTCTGTGTTGGAGGACTAGTGACCGACCACGACATTCAAGCGGCAATCGACCGCTACGACTACTTTCTGACTGACCTTTACCACGAACGCCTAAACCCTAGGGGGCCTTGCTATACAGAAACCGTCGTGTCTGACGTTCTGGCCTGGGATCTATCCAACAACATCACACCTATCAACTGATCAATGCTCAACATCACTGCATACGGCAACCTTGATAACGATCCTGAAGTCAAGTATCTTGAAAGCGGCAACCTAGTAACGAGGTTCCCGTCAAGAGTGAGTTTCAGCCTTGCTGTTCGTACCGGCAAAAATGAAACGACATGGATTAAATGCACCGTATGGGGCAAACGTGCTCAAACGGCTGCTGAATACCTCCGCAAGGGCGCAAAGATCACCATTGCCGGGCAGGGCAAGCTCAAAAGCTACACCAGGTCGGATGGCGCCGAAGAGCAAAGCTTAAACGTAAACGTCACTGACTTCACCTTGCCAGCGTGTGAAAGCAACGCAATGACTGACCAAATCACACTTGAAGAGGCTCTGAAACTTGTTGAGTTTCGGAAAAACCACCTTGGAGAATGGTATGTAGACGTTGTCAACGGTGATTGCCGCATTGTTGAAGGTAGCTGCGACATTATCGAAGGTACTGTTTATCAGGCAATTGGCAATCGTAAGTGGCAGTACGCTGAAACCCCCAAAGAAAAGCTCAAGCGCCTAATTGAAGAAGGTGCCGACAAGGCGCAACTACTCGAAGCAATCAATCAACTGGAGGAGAACAACTGATGCCATTTTTTCAAAAAAAGCCAGTCGCCATTGAGGCGCGGCAACTGACC